GATGACCCTGTTTACGCTTAGGCCGATGATGCTGATTACGCGCTTGAAAGACTCAGTCTCGGGGAGCATCGCGCCAAGGATGGCGAACACGGCAAAGACGCCGAAGAACGCTGCGATGAGCGAGAAGATTTGAATGACCAGACCGGCGATTGCCCCCACCACGCTGCCGACCGCTGACACGATCGTGCCAATCGCGGACGCGACCGTGCCAATCACGGACACCAATGGGGCAAAGAAGGCCGACAGGGTTCCGACAATGAAGTTTCCGACGAACCCGAACACCGTGGCCAGCGACGTCATAATCCAAGATAGGATCGGACCGAATATCGACGAGATTGCCTGGACGATCATCGCGCCGGCACCGGAGATCGCACCGTAGATTGTCCCGGCGACGTTCGCTACGACGCCAGCTAGGAAGCTAAGGACGCCAGCGAGGAAGCTAATGGCTCCAACGACGACGGGGAGGGCGGCGATGAACGCAACGAACGCGACGGAAAGTTCGGCGATGAACCCAATGAAGATCCCAACCCACAGCGCAGCGGCGAGCTGGACAGCGGCAAAGGCCACGACAACGGCCAGCAGGACCGCAGCAAAGGTCAGCAGGACCGCAGTCAGCACAAGCGTGGCGCCGGCAATGGTCGCGATGGCGCCACCAAAAACAATGAGCACGGGCGTGATGACGCTGAAGGAGACAGCCATGCCAAACGCCGTCAAGATCAAACCGGCGATCGCAAGCACCACCACGGTCGCCAGGATGCCCGCTACCGGCGCAAGAGCCTTGACCATGGACACGACCGCGCTGGTTGCCTCGCCTGCAGCACTGGCAAGCCTGGGCTCCGGGATGGCCTTTGAGATCGTCGATCCGACCGACTCAAGTACGTCGGCAATGCCGTTAACGGCACCCTCGATGACTGGTCCGATCTTCTCGATCACACCTACGATAGCCGTAGCGATCATCGAACCAACAGGGCCGCCGGCAGCGCCAAGGGATGAGCCCATCGCGGCGCCGAGCGCGGGCACGATTTTTCCGAAGTCGAGGCCGTCGCCACTTAGCGCCCCGCTGATGCCTTCACCCATCGTGTCGGTCAGGAGCTTTAGGATCGGCTGCATCTCCGCAGACAGCCTGTTGCTCCCAGTGTTCATCTTCGACCTGATCACCTGGAACAGGTTGTCGCTGATGAACTGCCCGATGTCTGGAAGCTGCGCGGATTGGACTTCATCAGGGGCGGTGCTCTCGATGATACCGCGAACCTTCGCCATGCTGATGCCCATGTTGGCCGCCTCGTTTGCGGCATAGTCAAACGCAGGGCCAATCTTGCGCACATCGGTAATGGCGCGAAGCTCTACAGCCATGCGCTCCTGTGCCTTTTCCTTCGCTAGGTTTTCGGCGTCAATGAATCTCTCAATCCCAAGCTCTGCTTTTATCCACGCATCATTTAGCAGCGTCATTTCGTTTCGGAGGTCGATAGAAATGGCTGCGATTCCCTGGAACGGTGACCGGAGTAGCTTGAGGTCGTCCCTGAGCTTCTGGACCATGTCGGCGAACGCCTTTCTTGCGTCACCGATAGGATCCTCGTCGTCGCCGCCGCCGCCGTTAGTGTTCGGCTCGCGATCCAGAGCCTCAATCTCCCTGGGCTTGATCTGCAGACCATCGAGAAGGTCAATCACCTCGGTGCTTAGCCCACCAAACAGTGTCTCGACCATCGTTCCGAGGCCATCGGTTGCGGTGAGGAGCATCCCACGGAGGCCGTGGCCGAAATCATCTATCGCCTCAGACCCACCAAGCGCGTCTTGAAGCTCTGCTGGGAATACCTTGAATGCCTCCCAGACCTTGTCGACGTCCTGAACGGGCATCGTGAAGGCGTCTGTCATGTTTTTGAAGCGGTCCATGGCGTCGGAGATTTCGCCACCGACCTCCAGCTTGAGATCAAGCGTCTTGGACTTCTTGTTCAGTAGCTTCTCAAGCGCGGCGCCAAACTTGTCCACCTTCTCGACGTCAAGACCAAGTGCGGAGGCAACATCGGGGAACCACTCTACGACGGTGGACAGCATCCCCGTCACCATCTTCACGGCCTTCGCCATCGTCTTCATTATCGCTGACAGAACGAAGTGCCATGTGTCGACGACGGCGGCGCCGAGAAGGTCAAGACCCATGATCGCAGCAGTGATGGACACTGTGATCGAGTTGATCAGGATCATTATGACGTTGACGGCGTGAATGAACGCCTTGACAACCATCTCAAGTACCCACATCGCTGCGTCCTTGACGTCCTCCCATGCCTCCAGCCAGAAGTCCCGCATTCCTCCGATGTTCTTTGTCCACATTCCCACGAAAAAACCAACGGCGAGGATCAACGCACCAATGAGCGCAATCCAGATTAGCGTCGTAGCGAGGATGGGGAGCATCGCTATTTCCATCGTCCCGATGGCTGCGGTGAGGACAACGAATGCGAGCGCGACCTTGATGACAACGCCGGCCACCATGAAAAGTGCGGCAGCTATCCCTAGGCCGATGGCGGCAGCCAGCGACCCAAGGGCAATGAACTTCTTCGTCGCTGGGTTCAGATTGTTTCTGAGGTAGTCAGCGAACGCGCCGATCTTGCCTGCGATGGTGCGCAGCACAGGAAGAAGCTCGTCGCCAAGCGCGCCGACGAGGTTGTCCACCTGCCCCTTTGTTTTCGCAAGGACACCAGCCCACGTCTTGAGCTTTTCGTTCTCAAGGAACTTCGTGTAGTTAACACCGGCAGCGGTAAGGGCGTCGATCCTCCCGAGAAGCAGAGCCAGGGCATCGCTACCCTGCCCAACAAGCGTCTTGAGGATTGGGCCGGCACGTTCGCCGAACCCCTCCATCACAAGTCCGCTGAACTCTGCCTCCTTGCCTGCGTCCTCGAATGCTGCCTGTGCATACTCAAGCTGCTTTACGATGGCGGGAAGGCCGTGCTTGATTAGGTCGTCGCTACGCAGGCCAAGCGCTTCGATTGCCTCCCTGGACTTCCCAGACCCCTTCACAAAGGCGTTCATCCCGCGCCGCAGACCGGTGCCGGCTTCCTCTGCCTTGATGCCCGCGTTGCCAAGGATGCCGATCGCGGCTGACAGGTCGCCAATGGATACGCCGTACTGGGACGCCGTACTGCCGGCCTTCTTGAAGGATCTACCAAGCTCCTCCATAGAGACGTTCGACCCTGTGAACGTCGCGGTCATCACATTGTTTGTATGCTGCAGTGTCTCCTTGAACTTATTTGTTATCTGTGTAGAGGTCGCAACCGCGCCGGTCTGTTTCTCGATCTGCTTTGCGAGCTTGGCGTTGGTCAGACCGAAGCCGGCCATCACGTTTGTAATGACGTCGGCGGTGCGGGCCAGGTCCATACCGGCCGCAGAGGCAAGCTGCATGACCGCCGGCATCGCGGCGATCGTCACCTTGGCTTCGTTGCCGGCCATGGACATAAACTTCATTGCGTCTGCAACTTGAAGTTTTGTGAACTGCGTAGAGCCGGCGAACTCTACGGCCTTTTGCGACATGAACTTGAAAGTGTTTCCGAACGCGGCCTTGCTTGTTGATGCAACAAGGGCGGCGTCCGTCATCGACTTCTCAAACTTGCCGGCAGACAGGGCCATGACTGCCGCTGCAGCAGAAAAGCCAAGGCTCATGTTCCTTGCCGCGCGACCGATTTCGAGCATACGCTCGCCAAGCGTCCGCAGCTTGTCTTGGACCTTTACGATGCCGGCAAGGAACTTCCCGAACTTGCCTACGATGGCGAAGCTGATGTTGCCGATGCTGGCCACTAGGCATCCTCCTCGGCCGGCGTCAGGTCAGCATCGTCGGCGAATGTCAGGTCGATGACGCTCTCATCGTAGCCGAAATCAATATCACCATCAGACAAAACAAGCTCTTGCGCCAGGTCAGCCTCGACCTTATCGCGCTGGGTCTTCATTGCTACCTGCAGCTCCTCAAGGGTCTGCGGGTTCGCGTTACCGGTCTTTCCAAGGAGCATGGTCGGGGTGAGCTTCTTCTTGGACCAGCAGTTCATTATGTTGCAGGCGTGCCAGGCAAGAAGCTCTTGCTGCGTCTCTATGCGCTTCATGTACCCACGGACGAACAGGTCGAACTCACACAGGCTCATGCCTGTGTTTATGTCGTCGTCCCTACCCCAGAACTGCTCAGGCGTGAGGCCGACCTGAGCAGCCGTGACGATCAGCTCGCCCCAGTCGACAGTTTCTGGTGCTTCTGCTTTTGCGGCGTATCGCTCGACGTCCCGTCCGCGAAAGGGGCTACATGCTCGGAACTAGCCTCCGTATCGGCCCTGCCGTCATCGTCATCGTCGGAATCCATCATGTCGAGCATCTGCTGGCCGTTCGGAAGGCCACCGATGACGGCCCGCATGCACGCCTCCATCAGATCCTCAAACTGGATCCCGTCCTTTACGAGCGACCCGTCGATCCAGCGGCCAACCTCCTGCTCGGTGAGGCCCTTCTTCTTGTCGCCACGGTCGGTCTTTTTACGGACGTACTCATGGGCCACGCCCACGATGATGATCTGCTTCAGCAGCTTGATCCCCATGCGCTCAGGCTTGAGCATCTCCATCACGCCCATACCCATGCGGGTTTCGAGGATGTCAATCTCGTGGGATCGGAACCGGAGGGTGTGGTCAACGCCACCCAGTGGAAGATGGCACACACCGCGATTGCTGAACGTGATCTTGTCGTGGTTCCACTTGGACATAAAAAATACCCCTGCAAGGCGTCATAGCCTCACAGGGGTATATCCGAACCGGCGCCTCGCGTCTACGCAACAACACCGATGGTTGTGTTGCTCAGACGAAGGGATACATCCAACCCAGCCGCGTCATCGAGCGGAGTGCTCGGCGACCACGAGGTGAGGAATGCGTCCGCCTGGAACTGGCGTCGCCCGACCACGCCCTCGAAATAGAACTTCATCTTGAAGGACGAAGGGTTCGGGAACAGGGTGTAGAGCAGGCCCACCTGGCCGGGATCGCTCTCGTCCCAGCGGAGGGTGGCGTCTGCAGTGAAGTCCTGGTGGTTGGGGACGTACTGTCGGACACCGTTGCTGTCGTGCGTGGTGCACTCAAGTTCGTCCACATTTCCGTTCAAGCCGGAATCAACCACACCTCCGAGGTTGATGTAGGTGGTTCCGTTGTCGAAGCTCACTTCAATCCGCGACAGGCGGCCTGGGATACAAGACATGGTTCATGCCTCCGTGCAGCCTGCGGGCTACGGGTTCTGGATGCGTACGACCGCCACGGTCGTGTTGGTCTGGCTGGCTTCGGGGGTAACGGTCACCTGGTTTCCGCTGTTGAAGTTGCGCGGCTTGAACGGGCCGGCAGCGGCTTCACCGGTTGCCTGACCGGTGATGGTGACATCGACCGCGCGACCACTGTCGTCGCCAGGGGTGCCAACCACGGTGATCGCAAAGTTGGTTGCGGTCGCGTACTTCACGAGCAAAAGCTCGTTTCCGGTGTTGATGAACGTGTCACCACCAGCGGTCAGGGCGGTGTACGTGATGGCGCCAAGGTCAACACCATTGGCTGGGAGCTGTTGTACTGCGAGAACGGCCATTTGTGACTCCTAACCCTTGGTGTAGCGAAGGACAGCGACGGTGATGTCGGTGATTCCGCTTGGGTAGGTCAGGCTAACCTGGCCACCCTCGTTGAAGTTTGAGCCCTTGAACGGGCCGCACATGTGCTGCTCACTGGCGCCGGACGTGATCACGACGGTGCCGTCCCGGCCACTGTCCCCGGCAAGGGCACCCTCGACGACTACGTTCCCGGACGGGGCTGCTCCGAACTTGACCCAGAGGACGACGTCCTCGGCGTTGTCGAATGCATCGCCAGCGACGTCAGCGGCAGTGAAAACGACGGGGTCAAGGGCTTCCCCGTAAACCGGGAGATCCTGTACGACCAAAGTTGCCATTCGACCCTCCTGCCCATTGTTGGGGTTACGAGAGGAACCCTAGAAGATTCCAGCAAGCGAGGCAACTATAGCGTTGCGTCTCTCACAATAGTCATTGTGTCGATGATCGGAGTCTTTCGGTTTCCTCGATACGCTGTAATGGCAACGCCAGACTCGGCAACAAAAAGAGCGTAGTCTGTACGTACCTGCGTCGGCAGCAGCGCCGCATCGTCGCTTGGCGTGGCCTCCACGGTGACTTCCGTGTCGTTGCCGGGCAGACCGGCGGGAAGGATGATGTCGCCCTTCCTGAGAAGTGCCACATCGGCCGGGTCGCTGAACGTGATGGTGGTGCCGGCCAGGGTGACGGTCACGGTCCCAGCCATGACGATAGCGGTGCCCTTGCGTGTCGTCTCCACATCCCAGGTGTAGTCCCCAGGCGCCTCATCGCACGTATCAGACGCCAGGAGATGTACGGTTCCGGCCCCTGCGGCTGGGTCCGTCATCTCAATCTCCAGCGGGTCTACGTAGCTTGTTTTGTGTGCGGCGGCGCTGGCGTTTGGCTGGTCGAGGATCTTGGTCATCGTAAACTTGACCACGGCACCGGTCAGGTCGATCGGCGAGGCGCCCTCTGCCCCGGTCCCGGACGGGATCGTAAGGTCGCTTGGGTTCTGGATAACGACGCTCGTGTTCGCGTTCACCGTAACGATCTTGAACAGGCCGTAAGTCACCGCCCCCTTGATGACGGGCAGTCTGATCCAGTCACCCGCAACGACACCGCTGGTATCGGTGGACAGCACGGTAAGGGTTCCGCCCCACGTCCACGTACCGGATAGCGATACCGGCTTGCCGAGGACGACGAACGGGATGTCTTTGCTGTCGCCGCGAACCATGGATAGGGCCATCAGGGAACCTCGTCAGGGGAGTATATCGTCATCGCACACGACTATCCCGGATACCTCATCGTCACCGGAGTACGAGCCAACTACGGAATCACCATCGTACGAAACACCGAACACTTCATCGCCAGATGAGTACGCAGCCAGTACCTCGTCCTCTGTTTCGATGATCCCTGTAATGTCCGCGACGTCGACAATGAACCCGACGACAAGGTCACTGGCGCCAGTTCCAGCGCCAGCCCCGGCGGTGATGGCGCACAGGTGTTCCTCCACCGTAGCCGTACCCGAGGGCAGACCACTAAGCTCGCACAGCTTTTCCGCGAGCGTGACCACGTCAGCACACCACGGTCGCGCCGAGGAAGTCCTGCGGAAGTGAGTCGAGGTCGTTGAGGCTTACGATCAGGATCCCGCTGGCGACGGCGTCCAGCTTCGGCGTCACGGCCGCGACCTCGACGGTGACGGCGTACTCGCCCGCCCCGTTGGCGACGAGGAACCCGGTAGGCACGTCGAACAGGTAAAGCCCAGGCTTCTGCGTGCTCTCGCTGACCGTGTACGTCGCCGACGTGGAGTCGGCAGGGTTGACAACGACGGCCGTGAACACGCCCGACGTCAACGCCGCGCGCAGGATGCCGTTCTTCGACACTGTGAACCAGCAGCGGAACCCGTCGGCCTGCCGGGCAAAGAGGAGGTTCATCCGATCCGCCCAAGCGCAGCGTCGCGATCGATGAGGCCGGCGCTGTTGTTCGTCACCATCCGGACCTGGTTCTCAATGGCGACTTCGGCGAGGTTGTGGTTGGCGCCGTAGCAGATGACCGTGTACTGCCCGTCCTCAAACTCCAGCGTGTACGGAGCGATGACCTCGACGAGTCGCGCGTAGGTGACGCCGACGATGGTGGCGATCGTGTTGTGGTTGTGTGTCCGCGAGTGCGGCGCACCGAGCGTGCTCGCGTGCAACGTGCGGAGGTCGAGGTGAAACTGTGCGACGTCGAACTCTCGGATCTCCGGCGACACCTGCACGACCGGCATGTCCGCGCGCGGCACGAATATGTGATTGTTCGCCCACATGATTGACGTCGCCATCGGTTACTCGTCGAGAACCAGGGGCGACGTGACCGCTGCCCCTGTGAGGTTGTCGACC